ATGGCAAGAAGTACATTCAAAGTGCTGTTCTACGTGAACGGCAGCAAGGAGAAAGACGGTATTGTCCCCATCATGGGACGAGTGACAATCAACGGTACTGTGGCGCAGTTCAGTTGCAAGCAGACCATCCCGAAAACCCTTTGGGATGCGAAAGGCAACCGAGCCAAAGGCAAGAGTGCCGAAGCACGGAACATCAATCTGGCATTGGACAACATCAAGGCGCAAATCATCAAGCACTATCAGCGCATATCCGACCGAGAGGCATACGTAACGGCTGAAATGGTGCGCAATGCCTACCAAGGGGTAGGAAGCGAGTATGAGACACTGATAAAGGCTTTTGACAAGGATTGCGCCAACTTCCTGAAACGTGTCGGCAAAGACCGCAGCATCGGCACATACAAGGTCATGGTAAGGGCAAGGAACTATGTCGCAGCCTTTATCAAGTCATTCTACAGACGGACGGACATGTCCATGCTGGAACTTACGCCCGACTTCATCAAGGAGTTTGCGGCTTATCTTACGGCTGAACGGGGACTGAAAAACGCCACCATCTGGCTGAACTGCATGTGGCTGAAAGGCGTGGTCATGCGTGCGCACTATAACGGACTGATACCGAGAAATCCGTTTGCGCAGTTCCATATCAGCCCGAATGTTAAGGAACGGGAATATCTGACAGAGGACGAAATCAAAAGAATCATGGCGCACGAGTTTGACAACCCCACCCTCGCATTGGTGCGAGACCTGTTCATTTTCGCCTGCTTCACCGCCTTGTCTTTCGTGGATATGAAAGAACTCACAACGGACGAAATAGTGGAGGTGAACGGCGAGAAATGGATATTGTCGAAACGGCACAAGACAAATGTCCCGTTCCAAGTGAAGCTGCTTGATATTCCCTTGCAGATAATCGAACGGTACAAGTATCTGTCGGAAGACAAGCTGGTTTTCGGGAAAATCAACTATTGGACGATGTGCAAACAACTGAAAAAGGTAATGGCGGAATGCGGAATAGAGAAGCAAATCTCCTACCATTGCGCACGTCATACGTTTGGAACACTGGCTCTTAGCAAGGGGATGCCCATTGAAAGCGTGAGCCGTGTTCTGGGACACACGAACATTGTCACGACTCAAATCTATGCGAAGATAACCACACAGAAACTTGACAATGACCTGACGATGTTCGGCAACAAGCTGAACGCATCGTTCGGAAGTGTAACCCCATAACCAAGCATAGCCATGAAACGAAGCATCATCACAACGGACGGCAACGGCAACATCACCTTGCCGACCGACATTAGCGCAACCGCCATGAGCGAATGGGAACTTTGCGACCTGTTCGGAGTAACCGCCCCGACATTCCGTGCAGGGCTGAAGGCTCTTTGCAAGAGCGGAATTTTAAGGGAATACGGGATAAGGCGAAGCATACGGGTATCCGATAATTGCTGTATGGAGGTTTACAACCTTGAAGCGATAGTTACCCTCGCTTTCCATATCGGCACATTCGGAGCGGAACGGGTACGCAATGCTGTTCTTGAAAGACTGTACCTGCGAAAAGAGAAAACAAGCATCTTTTTCTCGCTGAATACCAACGGTATATCCAAATCCGAATACTTCTCGTAGCTGAATGCCTGACATTATTCACTCGGTAAGTCAGTAATTCATTAAGTCAGTACGACAGAACGACAGACGCTCTGATTTTTTCTCCCGAAAAGCGTAATCCGACATTTGCTTTTCGGGAGTTTTTCCGTTTGCACAACCCGTTTCCTGCCCCAAGCCATTGAAAGTTTTTGTTTCGGGGGCTATTTGTCACCATTCTGCCGTGTTTTGCATAACAACCTATCCGATAATTGATTATATTTTTGCAGCTGGTAATTTTCAAACTTAAAACCATTTGATTATGTCAGCTATCGAACAACAGGACAGCCACAGACCGCCATCGGATGGCGGCATGGCAAAGGAAGAATTTATCCGTGTCGGGACAACGCTCTACAAGATTGTGGAGCAACCGAGACTGAACGGAGGGTATGTGAAGAAACGCATCGCATGGAACAACGAGACCCTGCGACAGGATTACGGCAAGGATTACATCGGCAGCGTTCCCAAGTATGACGGCTTCTGCACCGTACCCGAACACATCGGCTACCGTTCCGTGGTCGGCAAGTTCCTTAACCTCTACGAACCGATAGACCACCGACCGCAGGAGGGCGATTTATCGCATATCCAATCTTTGGTACGGCACATCTTCGGGGAACAATACGAGTTGGGGATGGACTATCTGCAACTGCTCTACCTGCAACCGATTCAGAAGTTGCCTATCTTGCTGTTGGTGTCGGAAGAACGCAACACGGGCAAAAGCACCTTCCTGAACTTTCTGAAAGCCCTTTTCCAGAACAACGTGACTTTCAACACCAACGAGGATTTCCGCAGCCAGTTCAATTCCGATTGGGCCGGTAAGCTCCTTATCGTGGTGGATGAGGTGTTGCTCAACCGCAGGGAGGACAGCGAACGGTTGAAGAACCTCAGCACCACACTTTCCTACAAGGTAGAAGCCAAAGGCAAAGACCGTGACGAGATTGCGTTCTTCGCCAAATTCGTGCTGTGCTCCAACAACGAGCATCTGCCCGTAATCATAGACGCAGGGGAAACACGCTATTGGGTACGCAAGATAGACCGCTTGCGGTCCGATGATACCGACTTCCTGCAAAAGCTGAAAGCGGAGATACCCGCCTTTCTCCATTTCCTGCAACACAGAAAACTGTCCACCGAAAAGGAAAGCCGGATGTGGTTCAACCCCACATTGCTGCATACAGAAGCCTTGCAGAAGATTATCCGTGGCAACCGCAATCGGCTGGAGATAGAGATGTCGGAACTGCTGCTTGACATTATGGTTGCAATGGATGTGGATAGCGTTTCATTCTGCCTTAACGACCTTGTCGTACTGCTGGTGCACTCGCAGGTAAAGGCGGAAAAGCACCAAGTGCGTAAGGTGGTGCAGGAGTGCTGGAAACTAACACCTGCACCAAACGGGCTTACCTACACCACCTATCAGGGCAATTACAACAGAAGTTGTCACTATGAGCCGATAAAGAGGGTGGGACGCTTCTACACCGTCACAAGGGAGCAACTCGAATCCCTGTAATACTATCATTTTTCTGTTGAATTGTTGAATATGGGTATAAATACAATGACAATAAACGATATACATTCTCAACAAAATCTCAACAAGCCAAAAGAGAAGTTGAGAGACCACCGACACCCGTTTGTGGATTTCTCTTTTGGCGAGCGGTTTGTTGAGAAGATGTTGAAAGTTTACAGGTCTGTATATAAACATATTACATCAACAGTTCATCAAATCAACAAATTTTCATCAACTTCAAAACCGTATGTAATATGACAATCCAAGATGTAAAGCAAATCAAACTGGCAGACTATCTGCAAAGTCTGGGCTATACGCCTGTAAAGCAACAAGGCAAGAACCTGTGGTATAAATCACCGCTACGGGAAGAAACGGACGCATCGTTCAAGGTAAACACTGAGCTTGAAAAATGGTATGACTTCGGCATCGGCAAAGGCGGAAACATCCTCGCATTGGCAGCGGAACTTTACTATTCGGAAGATGTAGCCTATCTGCTGAAACGCATAGAGGAGCGGACAGCATACATCCGCCCTGCATCGTTCTCTTTTGGCAGACAGCATTCCGACAATCAGCCTTATCAGGGATTAAGGGTTGGTGAGTTGTCCTCTCCTGCTCTTATAGCCTATCTGCAAGAAAGGGGAATAAACATCGGACTTGCCAAAAGAGAATGCAGGGAGCTTCGGTTTATGAATGCCGACAAACCCTATTTTGCCATCGGCTTTCCGAACATGGCAGGAGGATATGAAGTGCGCAACAGATACTTCAAGGGATGTGTCGCCCCGAAAGACATCACCCATATCCGACAGCAGGACGGACAACGATGTATGTGTTACCTGTTCGAGGGGTTCATGGATTACCTCTCATTCCTTACCATCCGAGTAAGAAACAATCCGCAACACCCGCGATTGGACACACAGGACTATGTCATACTGAACTCCGTTTCCAATCTTGCGAAAGCGGAAAGCTTATTGGAAACCTACACCCAAGTCGGCTGTTTCCTTGACAACGACACGGCAGGACGGAACACCTGCAAGAAGCTGAAAGAGAAGTTTGGGGAACGGCTGCTTGACAAGTCAATGTACTATCGTGATTATAAGGACTTGAACGACTACCTGTGCGGTAAGCCCTTGTCCCAATCGGCAGAGCCGATAAAGGAGAAGAAGCAAGTCCAATCCGCAAGGCGGATGATGCAGCCACCGAAAAAGAAAGGGGGATTTCATCTGTAATATGCACGTCCGCTCTCCCAAGGTATTTAGACAGAAATACCATAGCTCAATAGGGCGTTTTCTTCACGCATTACTCCGTAACGCTAAAAACACCCTATCGAGCCAAAGGGAAATCCCTTTGGAAACCCTGTGCAAACGAGAGCAGAAGCCAAACTCGTTTGGATTATGCCGAGTGCTGCAATGGTTCATTTGCATAATAAACCCTGTGAGCCGATGCCACAGGCAGAGAGAAGAAACATAACGATAACCGCAAAAACAGTAATGATATGGGATATTTTTCATTGGACATTAAGAAAGCAAAGGGTACATCGGACACCACGCAGTCCGACCATATAGAGAGAAAGATAATACCTAAAAATGCAGACCCGACAAGAACACATCTGAACAGGGTGCTTGTCGAATACCCCGATGGCGTTCACGGCAGGGATGAAGCGATTGCCCACAGGTTGAACACGGCAGGCATCAAACGGAAAATCACACACGACCAAGTCCGTGTTGTCCGGATGGTTTTGTCGGGTACGCACGAGGACATGATGAACATACAGGAAAAAGGCGAACTCGATGAATGGTGCAGCGACAGCATCCAATGGCTGCAAGCCACATTCGGCAAAGACAATGTGGTTGCCGCCCATCTGCACATGGACGAGAAGACTCCGCACATCCACGCAGCCGTTGTTCCCATCGTGACGGGTGAAAGGCGCAAAGCCAAGAAAGAACATACGGACGGTAAGCGCAAGTACCGCAAGAAAACAAATTCCGTCCGTTTGTGTGCCGATGACCTGTTCAACCGCCAGACCTTGATTGCCTACCACGACAATTACGCAAGGGTGATGACGAAATACGGATTGCAACGTGGGGTACGGGGTTCGGAAGCACGGCACACCACCACCATGCAGTATTATCGGGACTTGAAAAAGAAAAATGAAACCCTTGAAACCGAAACCAGACTGTTGCAGGAAAAGAAAGCCGAGGCGCAGGAGGAACTCAAACGAGCCAAGAAAGAGGTGCAGACCGAGAAGCTGAAAGGCGCAGCTACAACAGCAGCAACCAACATAGCCGAAAGTGTGGTTTCTCTTTTCGGGAGTAACAAGGTGAAAGCATTGGAACGCAGGAACGAGGATTTACAAGACCGCATACTTGAACTTGAAGAGGAAGCCCGACAGAGGGAGCATCAACAAGCCAAGCAGATACAAGAGATAAAAACAGCTTATGAACAGCAGAACAGCAAACTGTCTGAGTTTGTGGATTTTGTCAAACGCTACTTCCCTTATGTGGAAAAACTGATGCCGACCATTAAATTCTTGCGTGACCGTTTGAGATTCAAGGATAGCACCATCAGAAAACTTTGTGAATTCAAGAATGTAACTGTAAGTGGCAGCTTCTATTCTTCGGAGTTCAACCAAAACTTTGAAGCCAAACATTCCGTTTGCTCCATCAAGCAGAATGAAAGCGGAAGTTATGATTTCAAGATAGACGGTGTTTCACACGTAAGCTGGTTCAGACGAAAGAAAGACGAGTTTATGGAAGCATTGGGAGTGCCGACAAGGAAACAAAATCGAGATATTAGATTGTAAATCAAAATAAAGTCCGTGTTATAACATTCAACTATCACGGATTTTTTGTACTTTTGTATTCGGATTGGGGAAACCCTTTCCAAGACATACGAGAAAAAGAAGAAGCGTTATGCTTATCTTGTAAGTTGGAAACGTAGGAAATTTCGGACTTAGTACGAGAGAAGGCATAGTGGTTCTCACGCTATAGCGTGGGCTGCTATTACTACATCCGTACTAAAGGTTTCCTACGACCTCCAACTTAGATGTGGTTGCATTGCAGTTCACGCTTCGTGCATCAATAAAGGGTCTTTGAGGGCTGCCAAAGACATATGTACGATTATGGCAGAGATTAAATTTCCTATTGTGGAGCTTGCAGCAGATAAGTTCCAAGTTTCTGTAGATACGAGCCTGTATGCCAAAGAAGTTATAACAGCAGCTATCTATAAATTTTCCCACCTGTTTTATATCCACCAGCAAACGGATACTTGTAACCAAACTCTTGTGAATGTTATTTTTGAGTCGAAAGACAACAGCAAGGTTGCGGAAGACGTTCCTAAGCAATTTTGCAATGAGCTGATAGACCAACAGATTCGATATAATACAAATGCACAGTTTGGGCATATTCGTAATATGATAGTTCAAGAAGCGTTCAAACCTGTAACAAAATGATGAATTATGGCTTATCAATTACTACCGTTTCGTTTTGAACGATTCAATGATAATCAATATCTTCTGACAAATGAAGTTGGAGAATACATCTTCTTGGCAAATGACGATTTTCACGCCTTTGTTAATGGCGAGTTGGATGAACATAGTGATTTATTCTATGATCTTGCTTCCAAACAAATAGCAACAACTGACAAGGTCGAAGATGTGGTACAGATGCTTGCCACCAAGTTTAGAACGAAGAAAAGCATCTTGCGTGATTTCACTTCGTTACACATGATTGTACCAACGCTACGTTGTAATTCAAGCTGTATTTATTGTCAGGTTGCCCGTAAGAATATGGATGACCATTCTGCTGATATGACTAAAAAGACAGCAAAGAATGTAGTGAAAACCATATTTCAATCTCCATCGCCTTGTATCAAAATAGAATTTCAAGGTGGAGACCCGTCGACAGACTTCAATATGGTAAAGTATATCATCGAAGAAGCTGAATGGCAAAACTTGTTCAAGAAAAGAGAATTGGATTTTGTTATCTGTACTAACCTTACTCTACTTAATGAAGATATGGTGCAGTATTTGAAGAAACATAAATGTATGATTTCCACTTCTCTTGATGGTCCTAAAGATTTGCACGACATGAACCGTCCTTTGCAAAACAAGGATTTAGACCACCATGCCATTTTTGAGAAGAATCTTGCCATGATAAGAAATATATGGGGAAATAATGAGTGTGTTTCTGCATTGATGACTACTTCCAAATATAGTTTGGGACGTTTCAAGGAGATTATAGACGAATACATCAGATTGGGATTCAATAATATATTTCTACGCTCTCTCAATCCTTATGGATTCGCAAAGCAATATAAGGATAAGATAGCCTATCCTGTGGAAGAATTTATTGCGAATTACAAAGAAGGACTGAATTATATTATAGAATTGAATAAACAAGGAATTTTCTTTGTAGAGGGTTTCGCTGCATTGTTGCTAAAAAGAATGCTAACCCCATTTGCAACAGGATTTGTTGATTTGCAATCTCCGGCAGGAGTGGGTATCGCAGGGGTGATATATGATTATGACGGCAATGTGTATGTTTCGGATGAAGCACGAATGATGGCTCGCTTTAAAAACTACTATTTCAGATTGGGTAATGTGAACGAAAATACTTATCAGGAAATGTTTAACGGAGAGTTGCTACATCATATCATTGCTTCTGCTTGTAATGAATGTTTGCCTGTCTGTGCTGAATGTGTTTTTCAACCTTATTGCGGAGCTGACCCTGTTCGTAATATGTCAGAACAAGGAGATATGATAGGTTTTAGACCCACAAATGAAATGTGTAAGAAAACAAAAGCTATTATACACTACTTATTTGAGTTATTGCAAAAGCATGACCCTGAAATAAATAGAATTTTTTGGTCTTGGTTAAATTGATTGTATTATGAAACAGATTCAAGGTACTTCATACAATATTGAAGATGATATAGTTGGACGCATAACCTTTGGAAAAAGGAATTTGTTTGGTCGTTCCAATGATATACTGGTTTGTAAAGATAGCGACAAGCCTGCTTTCGGTTATTTGGCTACAATCACGGAGAAAACAACTTTCTCTGCCAAAGACAAGCCTTATTGCGTTGTTAATAGTGTTGAAAATTTCAACGAGGGAGATGTGGCTGTTATCAATAAAAAAGGTGAAATCATTTTTGTGTACGAGATAAATTCTAATCACAATGCGCTGATGGCAACAGAACGCTGTAACCATCGTTGTATCATGTGCCCACAACCACCTATCTTACAAGAGAAAGATAAAACTCCTTTCAACTTACAACTCATATCACTGTTTGACAAAAACACACAAGAGATTGGTATAACAGGGGGAGAGCCAACTCTTATTGGAGATAATCTTTTTACATTGATACGCCATATCAAAAAGGAATTACCTCAAACAGCTATCAGCATTCTGTCGAATGGAGTAAAATTTGCAGACAAAGAATTTGCAATGAAATTAGTCAAGTGCAGACATCAAGATTTGCAAATAGACATTCCTTTATTCTCAGATATAGCCGAAGAACACAATCGTATTGTAGGCGCAAAAACATTTTATAAGACTGTTCAAGGACTATATAATTTGGCATTATTCCGTCAGCGCATCGGATTGCGTATAGTAGTCCATAAGCAAACTTATAAGCGGCTTCCTCAATTTGCAGATTTTATCTACCATAATTTTCCTTTTGTCGCCCAAGTAGCTTTTATGCAAATGGAAACAACTGGATTGGCAAAAGAGAATTTTGAGAATTTATGGATAGACCCATATGACTATAATAATGAGTTACGAGAGGCGGTACTATTACTTGCGGATAGGGGAATGAAACCTTATATCTACAATGCGCAATTATGTGTACTTCCCGAAGATATACGTTGCTATGCTCAACGGTCTATTTCAGATTGGAAAGACATATACATAGAAGAATGTGACGGATGTGTGCTAAAAGGGCAATGTGCAGGATTTTTTGAATCCAACAGGCAGGCTCATAGTTCGCACATTAAGAAAATAGAACATATATCATCCGATATATCGTGTTAGATAACTGAATGTTTAACTTAAAAATGGAGGTATCAATGAAGAAACTCTTGTTTTTTGCGGTTTCTGCAATTCTTGCAGGTGCAAGCTACTGTTCCTCTGTTAGCGAAAAGATTGTTGCTAAGGTAACAAACAGCGACACTCAAATCGAACAACAGCAGGAGCAGACATTGGTGCTGGAGCAGTCCTCTGCCGAGTTTAAATTACTCGCAAGTCACAGTTCTCACAGCAGTCATAGCTCGCATAGCTCACACAGTTCTCATCGTTCTCATAGTTCCCACTATTCGAGTAGATAAGAACTGAATTTCTAAAGGACGAGCTAATATAAAAATAGTTCGTCCTTTTTTAGTCTCATTATTTTATATTACTTTTGTACTCAAATTAATACGGGTATGTCAAGCAAAGGATACAGACGTTTTAAAAGCCGTTTAGAGTATTTCCGAACGGATAATGAAGTCGCTGAGATTATAGTTCAGAACAAGGAATTACTGAAAGGTTCTGATGTCATTTTCAATAAAGTGACAATGGAGAAACATCCACTGCTATACAATAGGACTAATAATGCCAATAGTAGAAAGTTAGTTGTAAACCATCTAAGAAAAACCATATATGTATCTTTTATAAAAGATATGTATGAGGAGGTTACTGAGTACATTAGATACATATTACAAGAAGGGGCAATGAATGGCGTTGACCCTCGCAGACTTGTCGGTGAGCATAATGTAAACATGAAAGCCAACGAGATTTTGTCAATGAGCACCAAGAGAGAGATAATCCAATCTATTATGGATCAAATTTTCCAGCAATTAGAAAATGAGCGAAGTACTATTACCCTTATCTCTAAAATCAAGAACAAATTGGGACTAACAATAGAACAACAACTCGTAGATGATGCTTTACCTTTTCTTGAAATTAGACACATTTTTGTTCATTCAGATGGCAAGCCTAATAGTGCATTCTTAGAAAAATATCCAACTATTCAATTAGACGAACATCATAGAATTTTATTAAATTCAACATTTGCAAAGAAAGCATACGATGCTGTCAATAATTTATTGATAGCTATTGATAACGATATGATTTCAAAAAATTATATCTCTGCTTCTGAATTATAAAAACGAAGTGATGAAACACCAAAAGAATACTTTTCCATTCTTTTGGTGTTTACATACAGATTTAGTATTTTTGTACTCAAGAAGAGTTATTTGAACGCAATTCATAGCAGAACACTGCAAATAGCACAGTTGCCAAATCATTACCTCAAAATCGGGTAATTCTCCCAAAGTCCTTATTATAAAGAACTAAGAAAGCTATTCCAAAATTACGGAAAAACGCTGGAATAATCGAATAAAAGTGGAAGAATAAAGCAGCTTAATTTGAGTATTAGGCATTTAGGGGGAAATCGGAGAAGTTGGGTGAAAAGCCAAAATACATTTGCTTATCATGGAACAGACGAATGGGCTAACTGGATGATAGATTTACACAGAAAAAATATGTAACTTTGGAGAGTTATTTACAAATGGTTTACAGTCGTATATATAATGAGCTAAAAATTAATTGATTAAAGTATATGTCAGACAGTATCGTCATTATTCCTACATACAACGAGAAGGAGAATATTGAGAATATCATTCGTGCCGTGTTCGGGCTGGAGAAAGTGTTTCATATCTTGGTGATCGATGATGGCTCTCCGGATGGGACGGCGGCTATCGTGAAGGGCTTGCAGAAGGAGTTCCCGGAGCGTCTTTTTATCGTGGAGCGTAAGGGGAAGCTGGGATTGGGTACCGCTTATATCCGGGGTTTTAAATGGGCTATCGAGCATAAATATGATTTTATTTTCGAGATGGACGCCGATTTCAGTCATAATCCCAATGACCTGCCGAAGCTATACGCCGCTTGTACCGGGCAGGGTGCCGACGTAGCCATCGGATCGAGGTATTGCAACGGGGTGAATGTGGTGAACTGGCCGTTGGGCCGTGTGTTGATGTCTTATTTCGCCTCGGTGTATGTCCGTATCGTCACGGGTATGAAGATACAGGATACGACGGCGGGCTTTAAATGTTACCGCCGTGAGGTGCTGGAGACGATCGATCTGGACCGTGTCCATTTCAAGGGATACGCCTTTCAGGTGGAGATGAAGTTTACGGCTTATAAGTGCGGCTTCAAGCTCGTGGAGGTGCCGATCATCTTTATCAACCGTGCCTTGGGTGTCTCCAAGATGAACTCTTCGATATTCGGGGAGGCTTTATTCGGCGTCCTTCAATTGAAATGGTGGAGTTTCTTCAGGAAGTATCCGAGGAAACATGCGAGCCATGCCTAATGAAAACAGAGTTTGACAATTTATAATAGAATAAGAAAGATGAATAAAATATTAATCCAAAATCCGAGAATCATCAACGAGGGCCGTTCTTTTATCGGCTCGGTGTTGGTGGAGGGGGATAAGATCGCGGCGGTGTTCGAGGGGGAGGTTCCCGGGAACGTGCGTGCCGAGGCGAACCAAGTGATCGACGCTACGGGGAAATGGTTGATACCGGGCGTCATCGATGATCAGGTGCATTTCCGGGACCCCGGGCTTACCCATAAGGGGGATATCGGGACCGAGAGCCGTGCGGCCGTGGCCGGTGGCGTGACGACCTTCATGGACATGCCGAACACGAAGCCACAGACCACGACGATCGCCGATCTGGAATGGAAATTCAACCGTGCCGCCGAGGTCTCCCGTGCGAATTACTCCTTCTTCTTCGGTGGGACAAACGATAATATGGACGAGATCCGCAGGCTGGATCGTAGCCGTGTGCCGGGACTGAAACTCTTCCTCGGCTCGTCTACGGGAAATATGCTGGTGGACAAGAAAGACTCGTTGGAGCGTATCTTCGGCGAGGCCGGTATGCTGATCGCCATCCACGCGGAGAAAGAGGAGGTGATCCGGCGTAATATCCAGTATTACACGAACCTGCATGGCGAGGATCTGGATATCTCTTTCCATAGTAAGATCCGTAGCGAGGAGGCCTGCTACCAATGCTCGGCCGAGGCGGTTGAACTGGCTACCCGCTTGGATTCCCGTTTGCATATCCTGCATCTCTCCACGGAGAAGGAATTATCGTTGCTCAGTAACCATCTTCCCTTGAGCGAGAAAAAGATAACCGGCGAGGTCTGCGTGCACCATCTGTGGTTTCATGACGGCGACTACGCCCAATTCGGTAATCGTATCAAGTGGAATCCTTCTATCAAGACGATCGAGGATCGCACGGCGCTGCGTGAGGCGGTCAATAACAATACGATCGATATCGTGGCTACCGACCATGCCCCGCATCTACCGGAGGAGAAGCAAGGCTCTTGCTTGAAGGCGGCTTCCGGAGGACCGCTTATCCAGCACTCCTTGATCACGATGTTGGAGCTGGCGATGGAAGGCCGTTTCACGTACGAGAAGGTGGTCGAGAAGATGGCGCATATGCCGGCGGAGCTGTTCCGTATCGATAGGAGGGGATACATCCGTCCCGGATACTACGCCGATATCGTATTGATCGATCCGGAGAGGACTTGGACGGTATCGAAGGAGAATATCTTGTACAAATGCGGTTGGTCTCCTTTCGAGGGCTATACGTTCCACCATGGCGTATGGAAGACTTTCGTGAATGGCGAGTTGGCCTATGGCGATGGAGTGGTGAATGACGCCGTGAGAGGTAAAGAAGTCCGTTATCTATAGTAGTAGAGACGGGGGAGATACCCCGTCTCACCCTATCTATTGGATATCGATCAGTTTATGGGTTTGCAGGCTTAGCCTCCACCGGGGATGCCGGAGGATGTAATCCACTACCTCTTTCGTATTTTGGCAGGAGCAGGGTTGCAGGAAATGGTACCGTGCGGGGATTTCGGCGTATGCGGACAGGTCTTGCCCGGTATAAACCACCTTTATCTCGTCGATCCTTTCCAATACCACCGGGGCGTTCTCCTTGGGCGAGCAAGTCACCCAGTCGATGCCGTCGGGCAAGGGGCGTGTGCCGTTCGTCTCGATACAGATCTGTTTCCCCGCCTCACGTAAGCGGGATATAAGCGCCTTGTCGATCCACAGACTAGGTTCTCCTCCCGTCAGGATCACTATCCGTGCGGGAAAGGAAGATACCTTCTCCACGATCTCCTCGTCCGTCATCATTACGCCCTCCTCGTGGCGGGTGTCGCAGAAGCTACATCTCAGGTTGCAACCGGAGAAGCGGACGAATACGGCGGGAGTCCCCGTATGGAACCCCTCGCCTTGCAAGCTGTAGAATATTTCGTTAATCTTCCTCATAGATCGCCGTGTTACCCTCAGACTCTTTTACCTCTACCTTGAAACAAGATGGGATCTGCTCGTATACCCAAAAGGCTATGTTCTCCGCCGTCGGGTTGAAAGGCAAGATATCGTTTAAGTTCTGGTGGTCCAACAGGGATTTCACCGATCTCTTGATATGACTGAAATCGACCACCATGCCATCGGCGTTTAATTCCTTGGAGCGGCAATAAACCGTGATCATCCAATTGTGACCATGTAGATTCTCACATTTGCTGGGGTAGGACAATCTCAAGCTATGGGAAGCGGAGATCTCCATACGTTTAATTACGGTATACATACGATAATAATGTTTATACGATAAATAATAATGTACCTAATGTCACCTCGGCACACAAAAAAATCCCGGATATTAATCCGGGATGCAAATATACGAAATATTTAGTTTGTTTGTACGACACTTGTCTACGATCGGTAGAGACAGGCGGTACGTCGATCGGCTATGCCTCTTGGTTCAGCGCCTTCATCGAGAACAGGAAGGTCGTTCCTTTGCCCTCGCCCTCGGACTCGAACCAAAGCTTTCCTCCATGAAGCTCCACGAAGTCCTTGCAAAGCATCAATCCCAGACCGGAGCCTTTCTCGTTCTTCGTCCCGTAGGTCGTGAAATGCGAGTCTTGTTTCAAGAGCTTGTCTTGATCCTCTTTCTTGATGCCCTTGCCGGTATCTTTCACGCTAACGGTTACGAAATCCCCCTCGGAGCGTGAGGATAAGGTGATCGTGCCCCCCTCGAAACTAAACTTCATGGCGTTAGAGATCAGGTTACGGATAATCGTCTTGAGCATATCGATATCGACCAAGCCTACCAGCTCTTTATCCAGATTTTCTAGGATAATCTTCACGCCTTTTTGCGCCGCCATCGGGACATACATCTCGGCGGTACTGTCGATGATACTGTTTATGTCGGTCTGTTGCTTATATACGTGCTGCTTGTTCAAGCGGTTCTTGGCCCATTTCAGCAGGTTGTCCAGCAAGAGGAAGATCTCCTCGGAGGTCTTGTTCATCATCTGGATCATCTCGTACACCTCGTCGCCTACCCGCTCCTTGTCCACCATCATCAAGATGGCGTTATTCATCATTTTCAACGAGCCTAGCGGGGAACGCAGGTCATGGGCGATAACGGAGTATAGCGTATCCCTAGACTCGATCGTGTTCTCCAGCTCGGCCTTGATGCGCTTGATGCTGTAAAGCTCGTAGCGGTGGGCCACCCTCTTCACCAGCTCCTCACGTTGGAAAGGCTTTGTGACGTATTCGGTGGCGCCCAATTGGTAACCTTTCACGATGCTTTGCATATCGCTTAGGGCGGACATGATAATCACGGGTATATCCGTAGTCTCGGGATTGCTTTTCAGATGCTGGAGGACCTCATATCCGTCCATCTCAGGCATCATGATATCGAGTAATATCAGATTTGGGTGTTTCTCGTTAGCTATGCGTAGTGCTTTTGTCCCGCTGTCGCAAGTCAAAAGCGTATATCCCTCTTTCTTCAGTATGGCTTGTACTAGCATGACGTTTGTAGGGACATCATCTACGATAAGAACTTTATACTCTGAGGCCAATTTATCCATTGTATCTAAATTGTGTTCTAGTTTTCTTGATATTCAAATAGTATCAATAGCGCAAAAGTATTAATTAAAGTCGACATATAACGACTATTTATCCATCTATTTTTTTATTTTTTTATCCCGCGCCTCGTTTGGCTTTTTCCCAAGCGCCTGTGCCTTTATGCTTAGCGAGATAGCTATACCCTCGTATGACATTGATATTCATGAATAAAAAGTAATAAGGAATGAATAATAGCTTGTTCCGGATGTTCCGTTTTTCCATTTTATACCCCAAGTATCCCAGCAGGTAAAACGCTAATTGCAGGGCAAGGATGACCGTGTAAAGGGTATGCCCGGTACAGGCTAGGAGAAGGTTGAGGGGCAGGAGGGCGAAGAGCACGACCGGCGTCAGCGTCCAGCGCAGTACCCGGTGGCTGATGTATTGGAAGCTCAGTATCCCGTACCGGAAGATATTCAATAATCCCCGTAGCCGCCATACCGATTGCAATCCTCCGGCCGATATGCGTACTTTACGTTTCTCCTCCTCCCGCATGTTCAGGGAGGCGCTCTCGAGGGCGTACGCCTCTTTGCTGTAGGCGATCTTGTAGCCTCTCATCGCTATGCGCAGGGAGAGGATGAAATCGTCCAGCAGGGTATCCGGGGGCATCTGCTCGAAGAGGGAGGTACGGATGGCGAAGAGCTCGCCTGCCGCTCCGACGGTGGAGTATAACCGGTAGTCCAGTCGCTTGAGGGCGGACTCGTATTTCCAGTATATGCCTTCTCCGGCGGTGGCTCCTTGCTCGGCTTGTATCTCTACCCGTTTCTCTCCGGCCACGCAGCCTACCCGCGGGTCGCTGAACTGGCGTATGATCTCCTTGATGGCTCCCTTGTTCAGCATCGTGTTGGCGTCGGTGAAGATCACGTAGGGGGTCTTCACGTAGGGGATGGCCCGGTTCAAGGCGGCTGTCTTGCCTTGTCGCCGTGGTTGGTACAGCACGGTGACCTCCGGGTACTCTTTTAATCTCTCATTCGTGTTGTCATTGCTTCCATCGGTGATCCAGACCAGTCTCAGCTTATCCGCCGGATAATCCAGTTGTCTGCAATTCACCATCTTGCTCGCCACGATCGCCTCCTCGTTGTAGGCGGCTATCAGCAACGTGGCCTCCGGCAGCGGCTCTGGAAGGCGGGGGGACCGGGGTTTTACGAACAGCTCCTTGATCTTGACCATAAGGTATAATACGATCCCATACCCCAGATAGGTATAGAAAACGATCCCGATCCCGATCCAGAAGAGGATCTCAATGACTTGACAGCTCTTTTCCATAATTCATATCCTTGTTGATTGCGATTAATCCGTTTATTAATCCCTTGCCTAGCGCCCCGATCAGCCGGAATTTCCCTTTTACGAGATAGATCGAGAGGCGTTTCGGGAAAGCCACTAGGGTTTGGTAGATGTATGCGTAAATCCTTTCATCCCTTTTATCGATCGATCGTTTGGCGAATAAAAGGCGGTTGCGGGTATGATAATAGACCTGAAGCGGACTTTGTTTCCCTACGCTCATGCTCTCCTTATGATAGACGGTGGAGGTAGCCTCGTACCAGATTTTCAGCCCGGCCCGCCTTATTTGCACGCACCAGTCCAGCTCCTCGTAGTAAAGGAAATAAAATTCCGGCATCATCCCGAACTTCTTGATATCCGTGGTCCGGATCATCATGGCCGCGCCGTGGGCGAATGCCGTATAGCGGGATTTATTGAATTGTCCCGTGTCGGTTTGACCGAATCCGATATTCTCGTTGCGGAGGGTAACCGGGCTCATCGGGGTGGAGCCTGAGTACTGTAGCTGCTTCTTCTCAGGCCAGCACGCTATCTTGGGGGAGACACATCCTATTTGCGGATTGTTGTCGAGAGCCCTTGCTAGGTTCTCTAGTATCGGTTGGTTGATGATCGTGTCGTTGTTGAGAAACAGGATATAATCACCGTCGGCGTATGGAATCCCTAGGTTGTTCCCGCCGGCGAACCCGAGGTTCTTGTCGCTGCGAATCACTATTGGCTTGGGGCTATATTTACTGAGTACATGGTGTTCGCCGTAATTTTTCGAGCCATTATCGATGATGATAATCTCATAAGGATAGGTTTCGTACCGACCGAACGACTCGATTAGGTCTACGGTATCATCCTTCCCATTGTAATTGATGGTGATGATGGATACTTTTTTAGCCATTATTTTCTTTATTTTTTATCGTTATGTCATGAGGAGTACTCTGGAAGCTGGTGTCCTTCTCCTTCACCCGGCGCAAGGAGGCTATATATCCTTTTATCAAGACGCAAAAGAGAAAAGGGAGCCTCGACAGATTCCTGTAAAGTTTCCGTGTATGCATCTTGCGGGGAATGGCCAGCGTATATGTCAAGATGCTGATTAATATCAGTCCATACCATTTCAGGGCAAGCGGGAAAGCCGTGAGACTCCATGCCAAGGCGAGGATGAGTGGGATGATCAGTTTTAATATTCTTGGGAGCGGGAACCATTGGACCGCCTTGTCTATATAATTCCAGTTGAGGGTACGGAGGTCAAGATGCCGTATGATCAAAGAGAATGCCAGCAGTTGGGCGTGGAACCAGCGGGATCTTTGCCGTGCCATGACCTCTTGGCGTGAGGTCTTCTCGTCGTACACGAGGATGTCCTCGGCGTAATCGACAAAGATATTTTCCGTGGCGAGATAGATCTCCAGCTCCTTGTCCTCGGCGAAAGTGCCGCATTGGGGCATGTGGGATTTCAGCCATCCGAAGTCGAATACCATGCCGGAGCCTATCAAGGAGGAGGAGATCCCGACATTGACCCGCCCCTTGCGGAAGATGGTGTTGTTGATCTCCTCGGAGATACCGTCCCATACCGCTATCGGCGTATTGTCGTTCTTGAGGGTACGGTGCGCTTGCAGGGCGATGTTGTCTTGCGTGATATCGTTGATCCGGGTCAGGAAATCCGTATCCGTGAGGTTGTCGGCATCGAGGATGACGACTTTATCGATTCCCTCTTTTAGGTATTCCAAGGCGTAGGTGATGGACTTATGTTTCATGCTATGCTCGAAATCCGGCGTGAGGAGCTCGATCGGGAGCTTGGCGAGCGCTTGGTTCGTCTCCTCCCGCATATGGTCCGATACCACGATCACCCGGTATTTGTCCGCCGGATAGTCTTGCAGGAGGATGCGCTCCACGGATTCCTGTATGACTTGGTCTTCCTTATAGGCGGCGAAGATGACGGCGAACTTCTGGAGCCGTATGCTCCGGTGTTTCCGGTGCCTCCTCCGAAAAAAGGACGCCAACGTAAAAAATAGGTCATAGCCTATGAAAAAGGCGATGAAAATGAATAGGGCGATATCTATGTAGATTAACAAGTGCATTCGCTTTTTTTTACAAAAGTACTTATAATTTTCAATAAGAGTTTGATTCTGCCGTTTTTTTCTCACCTAAGGAGGCCATATCTTTCCCAGCGAGCTCAGCGCCGCCGAGAGTATCAGCCCCCAGCCCAGCAGGTTCAAGGGGCCGGGCGAGGGGTGGACGAGAGCGAGAGTATCGCCCCGATAGCCGCCAGCGCTGCCTCCCGCATGTCTAGCAGGAGGGAGAGTGCCGCCAGCAGGAAGAGGCTGGCCAAGGCGAGCAGGCGGAAGTGGGGGAAAGGGGGGCGTGGGCTCCGTGGGAGTGTCGGTCGTGTCATGGGGCGGTTGTTTTTGGGGCGTGTGAGATCCTAGGTTTAGCAAGAAATCCAGCAGGCTGCGGACGAAGGCAAGTATTTGTCGTATCTTATTCATATCAATTGTTGTTTTTTAGGGATGAGTAAATCGGTTCGATCTCGTGGCAGAGCTGTACCAGCGTCTCCCGGTAGCGCTCCCGGTTGTCGCCGTTCAGCTCGCTGATGTAGGGGCTGTAGGCGATGGCCTTGGCGTAGTCGGCGGGGAAACGGCTCATGGCGGCGGCCTGCGGGTAGGAGCAGACGAGGAGGCGGGCGAAGTCGAGGTAGGAGTTGCGTGCCGAGTCGTAGCGGCGGAACAGCAGCTCGCCCCGCTTGTATCGGGCGATGACACGGCCCCCGTGCCAGAAGGCGTTGCTCGCCCCGTAGCCGGTGATGCCGAAATGGTTGTTGGCCTCACGGGCTAGGCGGGAGGTGCCCCAGCCGCTTTCTAGGGCGGCTTGGGCAAGGAGGATGATGGGGTTTAGGTGGAAGCGGGCGCCGGCGGACTGGGCGTCGGCAAGGTGGGTGGAGATATAGGCTTGTTTCATGATATATACGATGAATTATGGTTTGATTTTTCTTGGAAAATTAATATTAAATTACTATCTTTGAATAAGTTAATAAATAAACAGCATCAGTATGGAAAAGCGGGAGACCGGTGTCGGCGCCTATTATTTTTGTGATATAGCGATGAGTTATTTTCCCTTATTGTCGAAGAAGAAAGCCTCGGATAAGCTGTCCCGGTGGATACGTGTCAGCGGGAAGTTGATGGAGCGGCTGGAGGAGTGCGGATGGCATCCCCGCCAACGGATCTTATCGCCCCGCCAGCGGGAGTGCATCGTGTCGCACCTAGGGGAGCCCTGATTTAGATTTCGTCGGGGGATTCGCTGTCGCTTCCTCCCGGGGCGGGTGCGTCGGGCACGATCTTCTCGAACTTGACGAGGCTGGTGACGCTCTTTAGCGTCACGCTCGGACGGAAGACGATCCGAGGACGTTTGATAAGGGAGGCGTTGAAGTCGGACTCCAGCTTGGTGCCCTTGCTGCCGATCACGGCTTGGAAGTGGCCGAGATCGCCTAGCTGGACGGTCTCCCCTTTCTGGAGGCGTTGCTTGAGGATGTAGAGGAGGCCGTCTACCACGACGTGCACGTCGCCCCGGGAGGCGGTGCTGCGGTCGGCGATCTGGTCGCACAGCTCCTCGAAATCGCAGGTGCCGGTGGACTTGTTCACGGCGTAATACAACTTGGAGTCGGCGGCGGCTCCCTTGGTCATGTCTTTTCGTAAGACTAATCGGTACTTGATCGGCATAATGTCTGGTGTTTTTTTGATTACGTTGTAAAGGTACGACATGCCGCCGGTGGGATTCCGGTTAACGGGGACGAAGGGGGGCGAGGTCGGGTGAATGGGGGTAAAGAGTTGGATTTAGGGGGGATAATGCTTGTTTGTCAAGAAAAATAACCGTATGTTTGCCTTATCAAAATTCGATTGACATGAAAAATTTACGGTATGAAAGAGAAAGACAAGCGGCGAGACGTGAGAGGTGAGTCCCGTGAACGGGCGAAGTGCCAGCGTGAGACGTTGGGCAAATATTTTTATGATTTGTCAAAACTGACGTTCACGGCGTTGGTGCTGGGAGGGGCGTTGACCTTCTTCCAAGGGTATGAGTTCAATGCTACGGTAATAGGGATGGTCGTTTTCGGAGTCGCTGTTTCGCTGGCATTGGTCTGGTTTGGTAATAGAATCTTAAAATGAGATAATTATGAATGCGGGATTATTTATCTGGGGAACTTTAGCCTTCATTTCCATAGGCTTGGTTATTTGGTCGTACACGCCATCCGGCAAGCGTTGGTTGGATAGCATGAAATAAAAGGACTATCGTGTTTCCGGTCCGAACACTACTGTGTTTGGCTTCGGATACTACTGTGTTGGCCTCCCGACACAATAGTGTTCGGTGCCAAGCACAGTAGTGTTTTTTTGTGGGCGGCTGATGGTTGGCGGGTCAGCCCTCCACCCGCCTCACGCTCTGGCTTCCCAGCGCCCTCCCGATCCGGTCGCTCAAGGCGAAACAATCCCTCAGTTCCTTCAGGCATGTCGCCCGCTCATCGGTCGAGGTAGCGGAGCGGAGGTGTGCGGCCGTGCGTTGTAGCCGGTCGTGTATGAAAGGCTCGGCGTAGAGGAAGAGCTGGCGTTCGGCCTCGTCGGGCAAAAGTTCGTCGGGGAGCCTTTCCGGCGGTCCCTCCTCCGGGTAGGAGGAACGGAGGGAGAGGATGAGGGCGGAGAGAGACTCGTCCGTGATCCCGTCCGGATGGCCGCTTCCCGAGAGGAGAGCCAGCAGGTCGAGATGGGCGGGTTCCGTCAGGGGCATCCCGCCGGCGGACAACTCGGAGGCGACCCATGCCGGGAGGGAGATACCGCTACCATCCCCGGCGTAGAACATCCGGTCGTGGTTGGCGAGGCAGAAACGCAGCAAGGCCCTTTCCCGGAGGCGTGCGGGAGGGAGGCCCGTCACTACTTCCGCCGGCCCTGTCCGGACAGGCTCGCCGGGAGAGGCGGACAACTCCTCACGCAATACGTCGAGGGGGATACCCGTAGCCTTGGAGAGTTCCTCCACCCGCTGGTACACGGCCAGCGGAGAGCCTACGAGACGGATCTCCCCGAGCACCTCCCGTATCCCCCCGGCGTCGGGTCCGCCTTTCCGCCCCGCCGCCTTCCGGATGCGGTGGCTCAGGTAATCCACCGCCTCTGTCCGCACGAGCCTGCGCAGCGCCTCGGCCCCTTGCCGGCGGAACATCTCGTCCGGGTCCATGCCACCGGGCAGGGGAAGGAGGCCCACCTCGCATCCCTGTGCCAGCAAGAGACGGGCGGAGCGGAGGGTGGCGGCCTGTCCCGCCGGGTCCGGGTCGAGGGCGAGCGTGACGTGCCCCGTCAGCCTCCGTATCATCCGCACGTGATCCTCGGTGAGCGCCGTGCCGCAAAGCCCGGCGGCGTGACGGATACCGGCGGCGTGGAAGGCGATCACGTCCTTGTAACCCTCGCACAGCAGCACGTCGCCCTCGGTGCGGACGGCCCTCACCGCCTCGTACAGGCCGTAGAGGATACGTCCCTTGTTGTACGCCTCGCTGTTGTCGGAGTTGACGTATTTGGCTGTTCCCGCCCCCTCCGTTCCCCGGTACCGCCCGGCGAAGCCCGCTATCTGTCCCCCGGTGGTCCTTACCGGGAAGACAAGCCGCCTCCGGAAGCGCCTGAAGCCCTCGGGGGCGTCGGGCGGGCAGATACCTACCCCGAAGTGGGAAAAGGCTTCACGGAGCGCCCTGCGGTCTTCTTCGCCGTTCTCGTCCTTACCAGTTATCCCCTCGGCGGGATCGTAGGGAAGGAGGGAGCGGGCGAAGTCCTCGTTGCCGCGTAAGATCGCCTGTCGTGCCTCGTGCCGTCCGGCCTCCTCCGTGCCCCGTTCCTCCTCCACCTCGATGCCATACTTGCGGGCCAGCAGCCGCACGGCCTCCTCGAAGCCGCATCCCTCCATGTGGCGCACGAGGCGTATGGGGTCCGCTGCCTCGCCGCAACTGAAGCATTTTCCGATATTGAGCGCCGGGCTGATCCGGAACGAGGGGTGACGCTCGTCGTGGAAAGGGCAGAGCGCCACGAGACCCTTGCCGGAACGCCGTAGTGTGAGGTACCCGGCCGCTACCTCGTCGATGCGGGCGGTTTCCCGTACCCGCAGTAAAGTGTCATGCGTGATCATCCGAACAGGTCTTTATCCAGTTCTGCTTTCGCCGGTCTGCGGTCGTTCGGCACCGGCGTGCGGTCATCGGTGAACCGGGTTACCCCCTTGTTGTGGCAGAAACGCACCTCCCCGGACTCCCCGTGCCGGTTCTTGGCGATCGAGAGGGTACCCCGGCCCTCGGTGGAGAGACGGGTCTCCGGGTCCTCGTCGATGTTCATCACGGAGAGGCGGCGGAGGAAGAATACCGTATCGGCGTCTTGCTCGATGGAGCCGGAGTCACGCAGGTCGGACAGCATGTTCTTCAGCGTGGGTCTCGCCTCGCAATTCCGGTTCAGCTGGCTCAGCAGCACGACGGGGATGTCGTTCTCCTTGGCGATCAGCTTTAGCTGCCGGGTGATGGCCGATATCTGGTCGTTCGTGCTCTTGCGGTCCTCGGAAGGCGAGAGCATCAGTTGGAGGTAGTCCACGATCACCATCTCGCACCGCCCCTGCTTCCGCCGGAGCGAGATCTGGTAACGCAGGTCGGCCACGCTCAGGTCCGTGCGCTCGTCGATCCATATCGGCAGTCGCTCCAGCTCGTCGGAGGCCCTTTGTATCCTCTTCATCTCGGGGGCGGAGAGGGTCCCTTTCAGGATCTTGGAGGGCTCTATGTCCGCTATGCATCCCAGCAGCCTGAACACCAGCTGCTCCTTCGACATCTCTAGGCTGTAGAGGCAGACCGGGTGCCCGTTCCTCGCTGCGTTCAGCGCCATGAAGAGGGCGAAGGCCGTCTTGCCTACCCGGGGGCGTGCGGCGATCACGTTGAGCGTGCCCGGCATCATGCCGCCCGTCATCCGGTCCAATCCCTCCAGGCCGGTATGTATGCCCGGCGTGCGTCCTTCCGTCACCCTGCGTTGTATCTCCAGCATGCGCTCCTTGGCCAGCAGGGTGGCTTCCTTCATGCCTACGCTGTTCGTGGCGTGCGAGAGCCGTTCCATCAGCCGGCCCACGTGCGAGTCCATCTCCTTCAGCAAGGCCTCCGTGTCACGATCCGGCCGTGAGGCTTTCAAGGCCGAGTCGTAGCAGCTCAGCATGAACTGCCTCGCTACGTAGGCCTCCCGCAGGTGGCGTGCGTGGGTAGGCATGTACTCGTCGCCGGTTTCCAGATACCGTCCGCCCAGCGCCAGCTGGTACAGGTCGGTGGCCAGCGTCTCCTTATCGGGCGCTATCCTCCGCAGCTCCTTCTCCACGGAGAGAGCGTCGGCGCTCTCCCCCCGGTTGTAGATGTTCAGGTACGCCTCGAAGGCCATCGCCACTTGCGGTAGCGTGAACATCTCCGGCAGCAGTTGCGCCGCCAGCGTGGGCATATGCCGGTGGGAGGCCATAAGCCCCGATAAGATCGCTTTCTCGATCTCCTGCTCCTGCGGGAGGGCGAGGCCGTCGGGCAGTGTCGCCGGGCGGTCGCTCTTGTTTTTGCTCGTGTTTGCCATGCTTTACTCCTGTTCTTGTTTGTCGTTATCTTTCTGTATCTTCTCCTCCTTGATGAAGAGGGACTTGTAGAAGGGTACCTTGACGGCGAGGCCGTTTCCTGCCTTGATCTTATGGATCATGTTTTCCTCGGCCAGCTCGTTCAGCGCTTTCCTCGCCGCGTATAAGGAACATCCCAATGCCCTGGCCATGGTCGTGATATGGATGATGCACTGCCCCTCGTAGATAGATACCCGCTTGCCGCCAGCGTATCGATAGTTGTAAGGCTTGTTGGCTAGTTTACCGAAAATGTATATGAACACGCCGATCTTAAGGCGTGTCTTGTTCTTCGGATAGTAATCTTGCAGTAATAGGTCGATAAATAACCTCGGAAAACGTGTGTAACCTCCACTTTTTAACTCTTTGACGCTAACTGTCTGTTTCATTGTACTTTGTATTGTTTTGAATGGTGAAAATAAAGAATCGAACCTAGTTTCGAACCCCCGATCGAATGGGGGGTTTAAGGATTAACAATCTGTTAAATAGTGGTTTGTCTTGAATAGGTATCTATTTTTCGAATGCCCTTTTTAACGTCATTTCGCACTATATAAGATATAAATAGGTATTTATAATAAAAATAAAAGAATAGAAAACGAAACGTTTCCTTCTTTTTTTGAATTAATAATTATTTATTTTGTATCTCATTAAATCAACTTATTTGTATTTCCTACTTTCTTTACAAAGGTAAGGTTATGTTTTGGTTTATGCAAGCATTATTATTGGTTAATTATTTTGTTTTATAACATGGTATAATTTTTTCTAATGTAGGTTTAAATGATTAATTTGATTGTTTATTATGACTAGATTGGGGTGGGTAATCTTTTGCTTAAAAATGAATTTATTATCTTTAAAAAATTATGTTTGTTATAGAGACGGGGTATATCCCGTCTCTTATTATATGATAATGTTACTTATTTAATTAAATTAGATTCCTCGTCTTGATACTTTTCTTGTTTGGTGAAAAGCTGGTGTATGTTCCTTAACGCTTTGTATACCCTTACTTTTAGGCTATTGAGCAAGGAGCCGTCTTGACCCACCGTTCCGTACCCTGTGACGGCCCTCGCCTTGCGATCGTGAATGAATACGATCTTACCTACTTCTCTTAGATGCATGGCTAATGTACCGTCTTCTCCTCTTTTTATATCTACCCGAATCCCGATTCTCCGGGCCGGCTCTGTATGATAGGCGAAAACGAGCCCTCTTACGCTTAGTTCCGGGCGCTTGAATGATAGAAAGTATAGATAGATATCCCGTGACAACTCGTAGAAGAACAGGTCGAGCCTTGAGTGTCGCTCATCCGGGATATAGCTCCATGAGGAGCAGCAGGCTACGTTTCCCGGAATCCGCAAATGATCTACTAGGATCTGGACGTATAGGGGAGGGTACATGGTATCTGCGTCGATATTGATATGGTACCTGCCTCGTGCGTGGTCTAGTCCGCATTGGCGGGCATATCCACAACTATGTCGTTTTTCCAAATAATGCGGGAGGCCTACGAGACGGAATATCTCACCGGTCCTATCGGATGAATCATTGTTTACGCCGATGATCTCCACGGGATATTCGCATCTCATCTCACTCAGCGCCCATAGGCAAGGCAATAAATGCCTCTCCTCATTGTAAGCTATGACGGATACGGTAACCACGGGCTCGTCGCTTTGTACCTTCGCTAGTTTTTGCTTGATTTCTTGAATGATCCCCTCCTGGACGTTGTCTAGGGGTTGATTGTATATGGATATGTATTTTTTTGCCCATTTCATGATAATTATCGTTTTAATAGCATCTTCTCCAAAGACCTTACGGCCTTGTATCCGAATATCTTGATGAATAATGTCCGTGTACGGTAGTAGGCGAAAGCCTTATGCGAAAACCATGAGTTTTGGTAATGATGAATCGCATGGGTCTCAGGGGTGAGGAATACCTCTCTCGAATCGAATACCTTAGGCGAGAAGTATTCCTTGGGCAAGACATAGACAGCCTCTCCTAGGTCTTTTTTCTTCAGATCGTCGATATTGCTACCGCTGGGCATGTTTATGACGGGCTTTAGACGGAGTATGGTCTCGTTCAGGATCTCCGGTAGCATACGGATATCATAACTTCCGTCTTCACGTATGAAATTTCGTCCTTCATAATAATCCAAGCAGCATTTGATCCAGTCACAACCTTTTTCGGCTCCTAATATGGCCGCCTCAATCGTACCGGAAGTTTCCGCCCCGACGAAATAGGGCAGCTCAAGAAAGTTATCGAGGCTCTTCAGTATCTCCACGTCTGAGTCTAAGTAGATTCCTCCATGGTGGTAAAGAGCGTACAACCGGATGTAATCGGCGGCGAACGCATATTTCTTGGTGTTGAACGCTTGCTCTACCCATGGGACTTCGTGGATGTTAAAACGTTTCGTGTCCCATAAAATGATCTCGTAGCTAGGAAGGTGTTTTTTCCAGCTATCAAGGCAGTCTTGTATTTTCCGTGGATATGGATCACCACTTAACCAACAGAGATGTATGATTTTAGGAATCAT